AAAACTTGATGAGATGGAGTCCAAACTCAATGAACAAATTGAGAGAAACATTTCTCTAAATCAAAGACTTGGTGAGTCTGTTGCAGATCACATCCTTGCTGATGTATCTGAGGGTCTTGCTATTTCCCAGAAAGAGAAACTTGCTTCTCTCGCAGAAGGTGTTGAGTTTGAAAGTGAAGAAGAATACCGTGAAAAATTAGAAACTCTCAAGGAATCTTATTTCCAAAAGAGTACTGTTATCAATGAGGAAGCAGATGCTCCTCAAATGATTTCTGAAGATGCGACTGCAGAAGCTCCTTCTGGATCTTCCATGCAGGCATACCTCAGAGCACTTCAATTCACCACTAACAATTAATTTCCAAGCAAATGCAAGATTCACAAATGCTATCGGAAAAGTGGGCTCCTCTACTTGATTATCAAGGTGCAGAAGCTATCACTGATCCCCACAGACGTGCAGTAACTGCACAACTACTAGAGAACCAAGAAAGCTTCATGCGTGAAAGCCGTGCTTTCCAAGAAGGTGGTTCTATGCTCCAGGAAGCACCAACTAACGCAACTGGTGCTGCTATCGATAATTTTGATCCAGTTTTGATCTCTCTGATCAGAAGATCAATGCCTAACCTCATTGCTTATGATGTTGCTGGTGTCCAACCTATGAATGGACCCACAGGACTCATTTTTGCAATGCGGGCACGTTATGCTAATCAGACTGGTTCTGAGGCATTCTTTGACGAGGCAGACACCGCATTCTCTGCTCAGAATGATGGTAGAACCCTAACTCAAGGTGGATACACTGAAGAGGCATCTGACGGTGCTTCCGTTGGTTTCGGTACAACTGCTCCCATCGGCGGTGGTAACCCCGAAGTTCTGGGTGCTGATGGTGGATCCGGAACTTCCTACCGAGTTGGTCAAGGATTCTCCACATCTGATTCCGAATCTTTAGGTGATGCAGATGGCAATCACTTTAACGAGATGGCATTCTCAATCGAGAAAGTCACCGTTACTGCAAAGTCTAGAGCACTCAAAGCAGAGTACTCCTTAGAACTAGCACAAGACCTCAAGGCAATCCACGGTTTAAGTGCTGAGTCTGAGCTTTCCAACATCCTGTCTTCTGAGATCCTTTCTGAGATCAATAGAGAAGTCGTTCGTACAATCTATAAGGTTGCACGTCCTGGTGCTCAGGCAAATGTTTCCACTGCAGGAAACTTCGACTTAGACATCGATTCCAACGGTCGTTGGAGTGTTGAAAAGTTCAAGGGTCTACTCTTCCAAATCGAAAGAGATGCGAACGCAATCGCAACTGAGACTCGTAGAGGAAAGGGCAACATCATGATCACATCTGCTGATGTTGCTTCTGCTCTAACCATGGCTGGTGTACTCGATTACACCCCCGCACTTAATGCTAACCTACAGGTTGATGCAACCGGAAACCTCTTCGCAGGTACAATCAACGGTAAGTACAAAGTATACATCGATCCCTTCGGTGCTGGTGCAGGTGATGCTAATCAGTACTATGTTGTTGGTTATAAGGGTACTTCCCCTTATGATGCTGGTCTCTTCTACTGCCCCTACGTTCCCCTCCAGATGGTTCGTGCAGTTGGAGAAAATACCTTCCAACCAAAAATTGGATTCAAGACTCGTTACGGTATGGTTGCTAACCCATTTGCTGAAGGTCTTGATACAGGTCTTGGTCGTATTAAAGCCAACTCTAACCGTTACTACAGAAGAACAAGAGTTCTTAACCTCATGTGATTCATTCTCACATATTTTACAGAGACCCTTCGGGGTCTCTTTTTTTATGTTTGGAATTTAAAAATCCCTTGAATAAAGGAACATAAATATTGATTAGGAAGTTTTACTTTGAGATGTCTAAACGTCAAATTGAGAATAGAAATTTACTTTCTCCAGTTGGATTTAATTTTATTTTAACACATTCTCCAAAAGTTGATTTTTATTGCAACTCAGCAAATCTCCCCGAAATAAGTATGGGAACTGCTATTCAATCAACATATCTAAAGGACATTGATATTCCAGGTGATAAAATTGATTACCAAGATCTTGTAATACAATTTTTAGTTGATGAGGAGATGGAAAATTATTTGGAAATTTATAATTGGATGATGGCTATTGGATATCCCAATAGTATCCGTCAAGCACAAAATAACCAAATTAGATCATATTCAGATGCAACTCTTCAAATTTTGAATAGTAATTTTAATCCAAATGGAAGTATTAATTTTAAGGGAATATTTCCAATTTCACTTTCAGCATTAGAGTTTGATGCTACAAATGCAGATTTAGAATATTTCACAGCACAAGCTATTTTTAAATATCAAATTTATACAATAACAGATAAAAAAGGAAATACATACTGATTTTTTATTATTTAAATTATGACAATTAATATTGAAGAACTACAGTCAATGTGGGAAAGGGATTCTAAAATTGATCCCGATAATTTACATTTAGAATCTTTAAAAATTCCAGGGTTACATTCTAAGTATTATAATCTTTACAATACTTTAAAATTATTAAATGAAAAGGCGCACACAGAATTTTCTTCAGTAAAACTTGAAAGATATCAATATTATAGTGGAAAATCTCCTGCTGAAGTTTATGTCGAAGAACCCTTTCCATATAAAGTGAGAGATAAAGAATCTATGAAGCAATATCTAGATGCTGATACAAAAATTCAAGAAAAATTATTAAAAGTTAAATATTATGAAATAATGCTTTCTTTTTTAGAGGAAGTAATCAAATCAATTAATAATCGAACATTTCAAATTAAAAATGCCATTGAATGGCAAAGATTTACAGCGGGGTATGGATGATGTCGAATTTAAAAATTCAAAAAAAGAATGAAGTTTTTTTAACTATAGAATCTGAACCTCATGTTTATTATGAACTTCAAGATCAGTTTACTTTCGATGTTCCTGGTGCAAAGTTCATGCCTCAATATAGAAGTAAATATTGGGATGGTAAAATCAGATTATTTAATGTTCAAACAAAAGAAATTTATGTTGGATTATTAGATAAAGTTGTTTCATTTTGTAAAAATCATGATTATGAATATGAATTTATAGATAATAAATTTTATGGACTTCCTTTCGAGCAAAATGAACGTATTTCGAAAGAGGGTGTGAAAGATTATATGCAATCAATCTCTTCCCATGTACCTAGAGAATATCAAATAGATGGTGTATATGAAGCATTAAAAAATAACAGAAAATTAATTATATCCCCAACAGCTTCTGGCAAATCATTAATGATTTATGGTGTTGTTAGATACTTTGTAGAAAATAAAAAGGATGTTTTAATTGTTGTCCCAACTACATCTCTTGTAGAACAAATGTATAAAGATTTTGAAGATTATGGTTGGGATATTGGATCACACTGCCATAAAATATATGGAGGTCGTGAAAAGAATGAAGGAGCTCAAGTAATTATTACAACATGGCAATCAATTTATAAATTACCAAAAAAATATTTTGAACGATTTGATGTTATAGTTGGAGATGAAGCACATCAGTTCAAATCAAAGTCTCTGGTCAACATCATGACCAAGCTACACAACGCAAAGTATAGATATGGGTTCACAGGAACTTTAGACGGCACACAGACGCATAAGTGGGTCTTAGAGGGACTGTTTGGACCATCATATAAGATAATAGGAACCGATGAATTAATTGAAAAGGGATATCTTGCAAAATTGGATATTAAAGTTTTATTGCTAAAACATGCTCCAAAATCATTTGCAAATTATGAAGAAGAAGTTCAAGAGATCATTTCAAATGAAAAGAGAAATAATTTTATTAAAAATCTTACACTAGATCTAAAAGGAAATACCCTTGTTCTATACACAAGAGTCGAATCTCATGGAAAAATTTTATATGATTTGATAAATAATAATTGTAACGGTGATAGAAAAATCTTTTTCATACACGGCGGTGTTGAAACTGAAGAAAGAGAAAAAGTTCGTTCTATTATTGAATCTGAAACTAACTCTATTATTATTGCATCTTATGGAACATTTAGTACAGGAATTAATATTAAAAATTTACACAATGTGATTTTTGCTAGTCCAAGTAAATCTAGAATTCGCAATCTTCAATCAATCGGAAGAGTTCTTAGAAAATCAAAGCAAAAATCTTCGGCTACTTTATATGATATTGCAGATGATTTTACCTGTAAATCACGTAAAAATTACACCTTAAATCACTTAGTAGAAAGAATCAAAATTTACGTTAATGAAAATTTCAACTATGAAATCGTACAAATAAAAATTTAAAGGAGGGATTTATGCTCGATTCTGAAGAAGAAAATCTGTGTTTAATTAAACTTGTATCTGGAGAAGAAATTGTTGCAATGACAAGTAGTATTGAAGATGATGATATCAAATTAGTGATGTTAAATCATCCATGTAAAATTTCTACCATTACCAATTCTAGAGGTCAAGGACTTAAATTTGATCATTGGATGAAATTCACAGATGAATTCGTATTTACAATTAACTTCGATAAAATCATTGTTATGGATAAAATTGATAACACACAACTTAGATTCTTATATAAAAAATTTGTAGGGAAGTATGGTTCTCAAGAATTACTTAGAGGAGAATCTGGAGAAAATAGAATTAAGATGAGTAAAACTCTTGGACTTATAGGGAGAGTAGATGACATGAGATCTAGACTGGAATCTCTCTTTGATTCTAGATCTATATGCTCTAATTAACTTAAACTCTTACAGAGTTATTTATGGTTTCTCAAAACCCACAGAGTTATTATAGTTATTTTCTAAACATTTGTCAAGCTATTGACAAAAACGAAAAATAAAACTATAATTTAAACAAAATAAAGTTAATCATGAGTAAAAATAAAGAGCATTATGTAAGCAATAAAGATTTTTTAAATGCCTTGATGGAGTATAAGAAAGAAGTCAAGGAGAATGAGGATCTTGGAAAACCAAAACCTCAAGTTTCTAGATATATTGGTGAATGCTTTATTAAAATTGCTACACATCTTTCATATAAACCAAATTTTATTAATTATATGTTTCGTGAGGAAATGATTTCTGACGGAGTAGAAAATTGTATTCAATATGTAGATAACTTTGATCCTAAAAAATCTACTAATGCTTTTTCATATTTTACTCAAATCATTTATTACGCCTTTTTAAGAAGAATACAAAAGGAAAAAAGGCAACTCGATATAAAAACTAAAATTATGGAAAAATCTGGATATGATTCTGCTTTTGATGTTGATAAAAGTGTTTTATCTGGATATGATTCTGACTATAATCAGATCAAGGAAACAGTTTATACTAAGTCTAAAAATAAATGAACTTTGCTATTATTTCTGATACTCATTATGGTGTTAGAAAGGGATCTCAAATTTTTCATGATTACTTTGAAAAATTTTATTCTGAAGTTTTCTTTCCAACCTTAGATAAAAGAAATATCAAAACACTTGTCCATATGGGTGATGTTTTTGATAGTAGGAAAGGAGTTGATTTTTGGTCTTTAGATTGGGCAAAGAGAGTTGTCTTTGATCCTCTAAGAGAAAGAGGAATAACTTCATATGTTTTGGTCGGAAATCATGATGCATATTATAAAAATACAAATGACATAAATTCTGTTGAAACATTACTGTGTGAATATGATAATGTAATTCCAGTATCACAGACAGAAGATTTTATTGTATGTGGTACAAAAATTTTATTTGTTCCTTGGATATGCTCTGATAATAGAGATGAAACTTTATCTTATATTGAAGGTACAAATTCTGAGATTGCTATGGGTCATTTAGATTTAAATGGATTTGAGCCTTATCGAGGTCATATTCAAAAAGATGGAATGGATCCTGCTCCTTTTAAAAAATTTAAAAAAGTTTTTAGTGGTCATTTTCATACTAGAAGTAATATTGATAATATACACTATATTGGAAATCCATATGAAATTTATTGGAATGATTTAGATGATATTCGTGGATTCGGTATTTTTGATACAAAATCTTTTGAAATTGAATATATCGATAATCCAAATTTGATGTTTAAACGAGTTGTTTATGAAGATACGGATATTAAATCATTTAATTTTGGAGAGTGTGAAAGTAAGATAGTTAAAGTCATTGTTAACAAAAAAACTGATGCTAAAAAATTTGAACAATTTATTGATGAACTTTACAAAACTGGAGTTCATGAATTAAAAATTGTTGAAATGATTGACGTATCTGATTTTGGAGATGCTTATGAAGAAGATTATACTTATGAAGATACACTAAGTATTTTAAATGAGTGTATTGATTCTTCCGAAAATGATATTGACAAATCTAAATTAAAAAATATTATACAGGACATATATAAAAATGCATTTGAGGTTTCTGTATGAGTTACATTCTTTGCCCGGAAGAAAATATTGATGATGGTGAAGTTTATACTATAAATATTCACAATTTGCGTGTTTTAGTAATTTTTGATGGTGAAGATGATGTAACTCGATACTCTGATGAACTGAGAGAGAAAGGTACTAAATTAGTAGTTGTTGAAATTGATAAAGAATTGGCTATTGAAATGTGTGAGATGAATGGATATAATTATACAATTGTTGAAACTAATGACCTTGTACTTCCTTTAGAATAATGATTATTTTTGAAAAAATCCGATGGAAAAATTTCTTGTCTACTGGTAATCAATTTACAGAAGTCAATTTAAATGATTCCACAACAACTTTAATAATTGGTACTAACGGTGCAGGAAAGTCTACAATTCTAGATGCTTTGTGCTTTTCATTGTTTAATAAATCTTTCCGTAAGATAAACAAAAATCAATTAATTAATACTACAAATGAAAAGACTTGTGTTGTTGAAGTTGAGTTTTCTATTGGGGTAAAAAAATATAAAGTTGTTCGTGGCATGAAACCTGGAGTATTTGAGATATGGATTAATAACGAATTGCAAAATCAATTTTCATGTACCACTGATCAACAAAAATATTTGGAACAAAATGTATTAAAGTTAAACTATAAATCATTTACACAAATTGTTATTTTGGGTTCTTCTAATTTTGTTCCCTTTATGCAGTTAAATCCATCTAGTCGTAGAGAAGTAATTGAAGATCTTTTGGATATTCGTATATTTTCTCAAATGAATGTGATCACAAAAGAACGTATTAAATCTTCTAAAGATCAAATATCTCAACTAAAAAGTGACTTTA